ACCGGAACGATACCGCGCATGTCTTCGAAGGTGTCGATCACCCGCTTGACCGCCGCGACGTCGAACGGCCCTTCGTTGACGATCACCTCGCGCGCAGCCATCGCGGACGCGTTCTGGCCGTTGTAGAGGTACCGTCCCGTTCCCGGCAGGGTCGCAGGGAACAGGTAGCGGGTTTCCGACTCTCCGGTGACGTCACGGGCTTGGAAGGTCACCAGACGACCGTTGAGGTCGAACACGGGGATGATGATCCGCTCCGAGCAGTTCTGCCCTCCCCAGCTTCCATCGGCCTTGGTGTAGCGATGCCAGCCGTTCAGACAGTACCGGAGATGGAAGTAGGCTGAGTATTCAGCCGTGATCCCACGACGCTCCAGATAGAGCGCGTTTTGTCCGTCACGCGTTGGAAGTTCGAGGCTGTCCGGAAGTTCCAGATCAATCTCGACGTCAGCGGTGGCGACGATCCTGCGCTTCTTGACGACCGTGTAGCCAAGCGACTTCTTGACCTCGACGATATGATCGACGAGTGCGCGCTTGGTCAGGCCTGTATGGGCTGCGATGAACTTCCACTTGTTGAAGCCTTGGTCGCAGGCGTGACATTTTCCGAGGCCTGTGTCCGCGCCCAGATAGAGCTTCCACTTCGTGTTGCCACAGAGGGGGCAATCTTGGAGGTTCAGTTGAGCCCCGGAAGAGCCCGTGGTGTTCTTAAACTCGATAGCCTCCCACGACAGGTAGGACTCCATGTCAAGTTCATCGACGAGGCTCATTGGAAATAGCCAAGTTCACTCAGTCCGTAGAAGACCAGACCAAAAAGACAGACGAGGAGCGCGATGAAGCCAATAGCGAGAGCGTTCATGCGACGTGCTTCCAAGTCTTGTGCAGGATGATTTGAGATACGGGAAATTTACTGACGCCATACTCGCGAGCGATGGATCGCGTAGATTGTCCAGCGAGACTTTTCGCCCTGATCTCACGAACCTTGTCGTCGTCGAGCTTAGCCATTCCGTGTGTGATCCCCATTGGGATCGTTCCAGAAATTCGGCGGTCGTTGTGATTACTCAACTTGGTGTCCCAGCGCACGTTCTCGACGGAATTGTCTTCGGGTCCATTTGGAAAGTGACACGCTTCCATTCCGTCAGGCCGAGGTCCGACGAACGCTTCAAGGACAAGGTGGTGGACAGGCTTCCACTTTTCTCCCGACTCCCCAAAAAGACGAACGGAAAAATATCCACCCTTGGTGAGGCAGGGTTTGCGAAGCTTGCCTCCCCTCAATAGACTTTTAACTCGACCGAGGCTTGAGACTTCGTAGCGCCCCTCATAGCCTACAACGGGTTTCCATATCTCTCCCATCAGAAGCTTTCCTTAGAAATGCTCTTTATGAAGCGCATCCTTTTCCGGTCTGACTTGCAACAGAACATGATGCCGCTCTCACTGTTACGCATTGCGCCCATGTAGAGCCGGAAGACGTCGTCGGCCTTCTCACTGTCACTGGCTGCGAGGATCATGAAGACGTCGGCCAGACGCACGCGGTTGATGTCTTCCGAGACGTCCGTCACCTTCGCGACGGTAGCCTTGGCCCCTTCGCGGTTGGTCTGGGTGGCGGTCAGCATCGCGACATTCTCTGTCTGGGCGATGGCGCGAATACCCTTGTAGATTTCCTTGGAGTCGGTGTTCTCCGCGCCGGTCTTTTCATCGGGAGCCATAATGTCGGCGTAGTCGATGACGACCAGATCAATGATAATACCCTGTGACTGATATTTGCGGATAAGCCGCTTGATATCCATCGGGCGAAGTTGGCCGGTCGGGAATTCGTGGACGAAGAGCTTGCCAGCCTTGCCATGCCATCCGGTGACGGCAGAGCGAACGCCAGCCGGAGCCGACGTCAGGTCGCGCATGATCGTGCCGGAGACGTTTGCGTCCATCCGGTCACCGACGATCTCGGCGCTGTTTTCGCAGGAGCAGTAGAGGACGTTGTAGCCGGTGTCGCGGTCGGCAACGACAGCTTGGGTGGCGTTGATAGCGAACTCGCCCAGACCGATGGACTTGCCCGCCTTGGGCGGACCCATGAGGACAGCAAGCTCTCCCCTGCCCCAGCCGCCGTGATAGAGAACGTCGTCGATCTCTTTGACGCCGGTTGTGATGCCGGTCTTCACGCCGGAACGCATACGCTCGATGCGGGCTTCGGTACGCCTCTCAGCGTCGGCATAGAACTCGTAGCAGCGGCCCTCTTCGACAGAGCCAACTTGGCTCGCTTCATCGATCAGGCGCTTGGCGCTCTCGTAGTCGCCCTTGTCCAGAAGTTCAGCACTGCGGATAATCGCAGCTTCCATCGCGGACTTCTTCGCGAAGTGGGCGACTTGCTCGATCATGTACTCGCGGTTCGACAGGTCGCACGACGGCCCGAAGAAATCCTTCAGGAGCGGCTTAACCAGATCGAGGGTCTCGGCCTTCATTCGCCTCGAAGCTGCCAGTATCTTGATGTCATTGATGACAATAGACAGGCTCGGCGTCTGCTCGAAGCGAGCATAGTGCGCCGTGGCGTAGTCCACGATCCACTGCAAGCCTTCGTCTTCGAAGTATTCCTTCTTTACTAGACCAGTCGCGCGGCGCATGAACATTTCGTCGCGGACGACATGCGCGGCGATCTTGCGCTGGAAAGCTGCGTCGAACTCGAAAGTCGGGGTCTCGGTCTCTTCGTCAATGATCATACGCATACCATATTATAGTCACGGGTGAATTACAACGTCAGACGAAGCGAAGCGCGTCTGCGACAGTTTCGGAGCCGAACCGGTCGGTAGCCTTGTCAATCGACACGTGATTGACGGCGTAGATCAGGCGGGAGAGCCAGAAGGCCTTGTTGCCCTTCCTAGCGACCAGTTCGAGGAGGTAGTCCTGATAGGCGTCCTGCCAAGGATGCCCCTCATAGTTCGCGGTCAGGTATTGCGGAGCGCGAGCCAGATAGATGCCGGAAGCGTTGCGCTCGTCCCACTTGTTGAGGACGTGCAGCAGGCCGCGAGGATGGTACATTTTGGTGGGCTGCGGCGGAGCCTTCAGCGTGCCTCGAAGATGGAATTCCATCATGTGTTCGAGGTAGAATTCGTAGGGGATGCCGTGTGCGTCGGCTGTCAGGGTGGCCGTCACCAATCCGGTGATCTGAGCCTTGGTCGCTTCTAGGAGCGGGTTCGCTTTCATGAAGGCCACTTCGCTGTAGCGACGACCCATCAGGCGCAGCGTCTTGCGATAGGCCTTCTTGTAGAAGTGGATGAAGAGGTAGATGCGCAGACCGGGGTGGAGGAACCGGTAGCCGAACCAAGCTCCGTCTTGGAGCGAGGATATGTCAGCAAAACGCGACGGCTCCAGACGTGCGATGAATTCCGCGTCTAGCTCCGTCGCGCTCATGTGCTGGCCGAAGAAGGCCTCTTCTAGGCCGGTGTCAGCCTCCCAAGATAGATCGAGGAAGTCCGATGTCAGGTCCGTCGTCGCTGTCGCACTCATAACGGTCAATGATATCCCTCACCAGACCATGACGCACAATATCGTCACGTGTGAATGTGATTTGACCGATACCTTTGATCTTGTCAAGACGTCGCGTCGCATCCCCGAGACCGGAAGGACCCGAAATGTCCTTCTGTTTCAGGTCGCCGTTGATGATCATCTTCGTCCCCTCACCGATGCGGGTCAGGAACATCTTCATCTGGACCGGAGTGGTGTTCTGAGCCTCGTCAAGGATCACGACGGCATTCTTGAACGTGTGGCCGCGAATGAAGGCCAGCGGGAGGGCGATGATGCGACCGGCCGCGATCATACCTTGGACGTGACCCGCACCAAGGCGTTCATTCATGATCTCGACGACGGGAGCAAAATAGGGGGCAAACTTCTCGTCGATCTCGCCGGGGAGGAAGCCAATGGACTCGCCCGCTTCAACGGCGGGACGGGTGATGATCACCTTGTCCACGACGCGGTTGCGAATGAGGTCACAGGCGTGGGCGACGGCGACATAGGTCTTGCCCGTACCTGCTGGACCGAGGCCGAACGTAATGTCGTTCGTCTGGATCGAGTTCAGGTAGTGCGCCTGATTGTCAGTCTGGGGTCGGAGAGGTGCAGCGGGTCGGCTGGGGCCGCTGTGTTCGAAAGGCAGAGCGTCCGTAGTGGACGGCCTGCGCCTTTTGGGTTCGAACGGGAGGACGTCGCGGCCCTCCTTGGTAAAGCGGCGGGCATTCTTCGACATAAATTGGTACTCCCTTAAGTCCTAATAGTATAGCAGAAAGCTAGTCTAAGTCGCGGCTTGACTTTCGCGCGACTTAGACTCTTGTAATCGGGCTACGACTAAGCTGCCCTTCGAAGTTCTTCAGGACTGAAGGACGTCTGCCCTTTAAACCAACGTTCTTCGGGCGTTCTGAAGTAAGGTTGGCCACCGACAACGCAGAAGTCTCTCATTTCGATGGGCTCGAAAATCGAGTGCTTCGTTGCGCTGTCGTGGTGGACGATCAGGAAGCCGCCGTTCCACCTCTCAGCCTCGCAGTATTCGGCGTTCCCCACGTGACCACCGGGAAGCTGGACCCATTGCGACGGACCGAAGACGCGGCTGTAGAGGGGCTCGACGCGCAGAAGGTGGTGGTGTCCATTCCAGCCGGGGATGCCTTGACGCTTGCCGGTCGGGAAGTGGTCACCAAGGAGAGCGTCCCACAGCAGGTATGTGTTGGCGTGAAGCTCGCGATTGATGTCGCTGTTGTTCCAAGCCTTCAGGTCAGCCTTGCCCACATAGTTGACTTCAAACTGATCGATGCCCAGCAGCTTGGAGACGGTGAAGCCGTGGAGATCGGCCAGCAGCGTCTTCAGAGCCGGAGTGGCTTCGGAAAGGTGGCGCAGGAGGCGGAACTCGTGGTTGCCTTCCAGATAGATGATGTTGCTGTTGGGCGAAGCTGCCCTCAGATCAGCGAGGAAGCTGTGCAGCCACTTGATCCGGCCACTGACGTCCCACGTGCGGGGGTCTATGGTGTACTTGCCGAACTCCGGCAGATCGATCATGTCCCCGTTCAGGAAGATGACGTCGGGCTGGATGCGACGGCAGGTATCAACGAAGACGCGACGGACGAACGGGTCGCAGTCCTTGTCGTGGAAGTCGCTGCCAACCACGACGGTCCGGAAGCGGCTCACGACGTCGCGGAAATACTTCCCGGCGTAGGAACGCTTCTCGGCATTGAAGGGGTCGATATGGTCCTTCGCAGCGTGGCGAGCGATGCTCAGTTCGATCTGACGCGCGCCACGGGACAGGGTGATCGCAGACGAGCGCTTGAACTGTTCGAACGTCCCGAACCAGCGGTTCCAAGTGGACTCGGAAATGCCGGAGACCTTCCGGAAGTGGTTGCGGCTCCACGAACGCTCTGGGTCGGCTTCAGCGAGACGGCGGAAGTGATCCACACACTCTTCGCGGCCCCAGCGTTCCATGAAAAGCTCGGGCTTTTCCGATAGCACTTCCTTCTCGTCAGGCATGTAGTTCGCCCGGTCGATCAGGGTTGGTGCATCGTTGGTCCGACGCAGGATGCCGACTCGATTGCTGACGGACTTCTGACTGACACCCAGATAGGATGCCACCGTTGCGAGCGTCGGAAACTGATCGACGTCATTGTAGGCCAGCGCGATATCCAGATCAGTCAGCTTCGGTTTCACGCCGCTCAACCGATAACTGCCGTCAGGACCCAGTGAAGGGCTTCGTCGATCTTGGTGTTGGCCAGAGCCACGGCGCGACCTTGCGGCAAGGTCGAGAGCAGTTCTTTGAACTCCCCGGCAATATCACCGAAGGAGGCCAGTTGAGCCTTCTGTTCGGCGTTGACGTCCGGAATAGCGGCACCGTGGAGGAGGGCTTCGGATAGCCCCCAATGCGAGATCGAGTCGATCATTTTCACCTCTGAATGTTATTGCTTGTTGACGACGTTGAATTCGACCCAGTCGATCAGCGCGTTGCACTGACGTTGTGCGTCACGGTAGCGTCCCCGGACTTCGAGGTCGGAGAAGACAAGCTCGCGCCACGTAACGTCGGAAGGTCCGGTATCTTGAAAAGCAGGGACGCCGGAGGGAGAAGTTGTGGGGGCGGGATCGCGGCCGGAGGCTGCGGCGTCGAGCAGGCTGACAGCGCCGCGAGACAGGTAAGGGGAAGTAGGAATTTCCGGAACATATTCGGGGACCTTTCCTTGCAGGTCCGCGATTTGCGTCCTGAGAGCTTGCTTCTCGGCTTCGAGACGACGGACGGTGGCGAGGTCTTGAACGTAGACCTTGCGCTCGATCTCATCGCGCTTGATGACTTCCTTGACGACAGTGCGAACCTGCGCCGTGGCGACCTTCACGTCCTTGGAGGCCTCGAACTTCGTGGCTGTCGCGAAGCCCGCTCCGAAGAGCGCGATGGCTGCGGTTGCAGCCAGCAGAGCCTTCTTGTGGACGCGGGCGAATGTCAGGCTGTAGCTGATGATCTGGGTGATAAGGAGCGGGTTCATGGAGCTTCCCTGCCCTGTTCGGGCTTCTCGTTTTGACCGTCCATGTTGGCGCTGACATCGACCAGCGAACCAAGCTTCACTCCGACCTTCCCGAAGAAGGTTGAGGACTGCGCAAGCTGGTTGAAGCCGAGGATCACCGTGATCCCGAAAATCGTGGCGGCTAGGATTTCCAGCTTCTTCAGCAGGATCGCGACGAGACCGAGATCGGGGATACCGAGCCAGACAATTAGAGTCAGGCCGATCAGACACAGTGAGAACACTGGCCATGCCGCGAGCAGGATGATGCGCGGTCGCTTGTCGATGAACTCAAGTACGGTTTTCATTCTGGACATATTTCTATTCCCCTCTCTGATCACAGTCAACCGGGAATGTTATTTCCAGATCGTAGCGGCTCGCTCCAATTGCTTGCGACGGTCGGCAAGACCGATAAGCCCGCCATTGATGGCGCGCGTCCCCTCTTTCAGATCATCGCCTTCGTTGATCTTCAGGTGGGTGGCCATGGACGTCACAACCTTCTCGTCATCGTCCTCGTCCCAGAGCGCAATGATCCCTTCAGCGCGAACGAAGTCGGCTGCGATCTGCGCGGAGGTCGGAACGGTTCGAACCCACTCCGGATGGGCGACGAGATCGAGGCCTGTCCACTTTGCGGCGCGGACGAAGTTGCTTTTGCCGGTGAGCATAAGGAGAGACCCGCCACGGTACAGATAGCCGTCGTTGGGGCCGGTGTTACCCATGCGGCCTCCATAGACCTTGTTGGCCAGCGCACGGGCATTACGAGCGAACGGTTGCGCGGACGCAACGGTCGGGAAGCGCTTCGGCCAGACTTCGGTCATGCGCTGGGCCGAGTAGTTCAGGTTCTCTTCCAGTCGCGTGAACCCGCCGCTCTCATGATGGAGGTGGGCCATGAAGTGACGGATGCGACGGTTGGTCGTGACCCCTACCCTGCTGGCGTGCAGCGACAGTTGGTTGGCCGTCTCTTCCGGAGCGAGGGCTTGAGGGGCGAAGGCGAGAAGCTGTTGCTTGGTGATCATGGATTAACCCAGACCCAGAAACGGCATCAGGTGTTCGAAGTTGGCCGTCATGAAGGCGACTGCGCCCGACGCACCAGCCAGAACCAGAGCCTTGAAGGCGTTCAGCTTCCAGTTCCGGAGGTTGACCTTCTCGTCAGTCGCCTTCTGGGCGGTCTCGATGGTGCCGATGCGATGCTCGATGATGTCGAAGCGGGCTTCCGACGTCTGGCGATTGTCGATGATATGGGCTTGGATATGGGCGACCGTGTTCGTCACGACAGCGAGTTGGATATTCTGTTCGTTCTGCCGCTCGACGGTTTGGCCAAGCTTTGAGAGCGTCTCCCCCATCTGCGTCAGGACGCGATTGATCCCGTCGAACTTGGCGTCCACCACTTGTCGAATAGCGTCGGCTTCACGGTGGAAGGCAAAGAGGTGTTCGTCGGACTCCATAATTGAGGGTACTCCTAGTCGGCATATTATAGTCCGACGTGACTGTAATTTCAATCTTTACGTCGGACTATAGTTCGCCAGAGGTTTAGGCGCGGGTACGGTTTCTCGCAGCGTTCGAGGCGTCATAACCAGACGGCGCAGGATGCGACGTACCGAAGACAGGAGGGTCGTTGCTGTGAGATTCCGAACGAGGCTCGCGCTCACCGATGCAATGGAGGTCGAACCAAAGCTGACAGCGTTGAGAGTCTTGGTTAGCGCGCCGGTCACAATGCCCCCAACGGCAGAGACGAACGCAACCACATCTAGGCCCTTGGTCAGAACGCCGGAGATTACCGTCTGAGAGGTTGCCGAGATCAAGGCGGGCTCAGCGTTGTCTACGAAAGCTACGTTGATCGTGACGTCGATATCCGAGATCGAGGTAGCGGGACTGGAAGAGGTGGTGGAGGTGGCGACGGTTGCGACTTGCGTGGCTGAAAGGCTGGTTGCTGGAGAGGCGACGTCGATAAACTGAGCGTCGATAGCCAGTGCGCCCGCTGCGGCAGCGGTCGCTGGGCTGTTGAAGTCGATGAAGTCAATCGCGACGGCCACGGTCGCCGTCGAAGAAGACGTAACCCCGGCCAGTGAGCCGTTAAGCTGGCTGGAGACCGAAGCTGCGGACTGAGCGCTGATGGCCGCTGCATTGAGAGACTTCGCCAAGACGGCGTCGGTCTGGACTTCCGCGCTGTTGATCGCGAGGACAGTGACAGGGGCGGCGAACGTCTCGATGCTGGGGCCAGCCAGTTCGCCTACGACGATCTGCGGACGCCAGACGAGGAAGTCCATGGCACCGCTATGAGCGAAGAGAACTAAACCGTTGCCGCCACCGTTTCGTGTTGGGGTGAACGTATAGCTAAGCTTAAACCAACTATCGCCAGCCGGAGTAACCTCCACATTCCTCAGTGCAGGTCCAACATCAACCACGCTTCCAGTTTCCAGATCAACGACTAGCGTCGCAGATGCGGGAGGGGAGAAATATGCTGCTGAAGGGAACGCCCTTATTACGCTCGTCGCGCCGCCATTGTTCTTCAGGTACGTACTATGCGTTTCAGGCACGTTGGCTTGAAACAATACGTAAGCGTCGGGGTGGATACCCTCGTTGATAACCGCCTGCACTCTTTGAGCAGTTACCGTGCTGTTCGGGGCGGTAGCGAAATCTTTGGTGACGGTAGAGGTGTAGCGTTTCCAAACCGTCTGCGTGAGGTCGGTGTTCCACAGCGCGATATTCGTGAACGTGCCGGGGGTGACAGGGTCCGCCGTGTCAGTGAACGTACCCGCGACGACGGGGTCAGCCTCGATCAGCCTGCCAATCGGTTGCAGGGTGTTCGAGGCGTTGGCGGCAACAGAGATCGCCGCGAGGCTGTAGAGCGTCGCGGGGTTGGTGGTTTTGCTCGCGACGGCTTGGGTCGAAACGGTGCCGGAAGAGATAAACGTGACCGGAGACGTGGCTTTGTCGAACGTCGAGCCAGCGGTGACTTCGGCGACATTGATGGCGTCAACGGTAACGGGCGTCGCAGAGGTCTCGATCACTGGACCGGCGACCGGGGTTTCCGTCAGTTGGAAGTCGGCGAAGATGGCAGAAACGCCAACGCCAGATGGGTCGGAGCCGTCAATCGCGATAGCGGTCGTGGCGGTGGAGAGATAGACCGACATTCCAGTTTGGTTATCGGAAATGGCGGTGACGTGGAGTCGCACGAAGCCATTACCAACAGGTTCGGATCGAGCCGAGACGGCAACGAAGGGGGCGTAGTTCGTCTGCGAGAACGTGTCGTTCAGGCTGTCATAAATGAAATCAGCCCGCGAGGGGTAGCCGCCTTGCAGGCGGATCGAGAAGTAGCGACTGTCTACCGGCTTGACCGAAACGGAGGCGGTGACATAGCCGTTCCGAGTTTTGGTGAACCCGCGTCCGAAGTAGGTTTGTGAGCCGTTCCGAACAAACCGGTTTGCGTCCATGAGCCCGCTGGGGCCGATGGCGTAAGCGTCCTGGACGGTTGGGGTGCCATTGACGGACAGGCCGGAGATAAGCTTCGAGTTGGTCCACAGGTTCGTGAACGTGCCGGGGGTCACCGCGCCGAGATTGATCGACAGGTCGCCCGTGAAGACGACAAGGCCCGCGAGGGTGTAGTTGATGGGCGATAGGGCTACGGACAGGTCGGCGTCTACACTGACGCCAGCGGTGCCGATGAATGAGACTGGATTGAGGTGTTTGGTCGTGACGGGGGTTGCCCCAGTCTCGGTATACGGCCCCGGCGTCCCATCGGGGCCGTATTCAAGCTGGACTTCGGTGATGTCGTAGACGCCAACCGGAAGGTTCAGGTCGAAGAAGCGGTAATCGGTGCCCCTCTGGGCGGAGTGGTGGAGACGCTGCCATACTGGAGTGACGGTCCATGCGGAGCCGGTGATGTCGTTAACGTCGGGCACGACAGAGCGGGTCGCTCCGTCAGCCGTCCTAATTTGCAAAGACCCAACATAGATTACGTCGCGGACAATCGGAGGAGAGGCCGATGCTCCGTTCGTTCCAAAGCGGATCATCCCTGCCGTGGTTACCGTTAGGCGGCGAACTTGTGTCCGCCCGTTTGGGCCGTCCGTTGTAACTACGGCGCTAGAGCCAGAAAAATTTGTGCCACTGAACCCAGACACGCAATTCGAGTGAGGGATGAAGTTCGTGTTGCCGAGAGAGCCGCTAGTGGACACCGTGCCGGTCGAGGACGAATAGGCTCCAGACAGGGCCTTGTTGCAAGAACCCGCGATTGCTGCGTCGCCATACGACATCGCGTCCACGATGGTGACGGGGCCGGTGTGGGTCTCGATCAGCGGAGTGGCGAACGGGCTTTGCTCGATCTGCGGGCCTGAGAAGCGCACAGTGGTGTCGATTGAGTTTCCTGCGGCCACACTGGCGACATCGACCCAAACATTAAACCTGTTCGCGGTGGCTGAAACGACGGTGCTGGCGGAGACCCGTGCCCCGGCACCCGTAGGGGTGTGGTTGGTGTAACCGACCCCTACTTGGCTACCGCCAGCATTGTAATGAAACATATAGACAGCGCCGCCTGTAGAGACACCGGCGATTTGTTTCATGTTAATGCTTGTCGTCCAACTGTCACCCGGCGATACGGGGAGAGAAGGATAAATATAGATACCCGGCCAAGTATGCGCGCCGCCAGCGGTACCGAAAACTCGAAGATCGAAATACGGAATTCCGTCTTCAGTCCCGATTTCCACCACTTCGTAGTTAAGCGAGCCACCCTTGCTAGACATGAAGTTTGGAAGACGCCCCCCTCCCGACAGAGAGCCGACGACAGCGCCATCCAGCCAAGAGTTCTGAAAGCGGTTGGTTCGCGAAACCGTCGAAGGAACAGAACCAAGCGTGATGTTCGGCTGGACGCCAGAGATCGCAGCAACGCCCGACGCCAGAGAAGTCGAGACGCCCAGGTTCACAGACACGATTGCGCTCAGCGCGCCAAGTGCGGCGGCGAAGCTAAGCGTCGGGGTGTTGAGGGTCTTCGAGACCGTGCCGAAGACGATGTCTAGTGGACTTTGTCCACCAAGCGGCAATGAGCCGAGAGGGAAACTACCGAGCATTAGTGAATAACTCCTGCCAGATTATACTCTGGAACGCCGGAGATTGATATCTCTAGGCTCGATTATTGTTGGAGCGGACAGCAAGCCACGAGAGCGTCTTGTAGGGCTCCCTCACGCGACAGTCGTACATGGCCTCTAGGAAGATCAGGTCCGTGCCTGATGTCGTGATCCCAAGACAGAACTTGCGGGCGTAATCATGGACGATGGCGGGGAGCATCATGTGTTTCAGCGGAAGCGCCCAGCGGAGGTACCAGGGGGCACTGACCAGATCGGTCTCAAAGCCCGCTGGGATGCTGATCTCGCCCCCGCCAAATGGCCCTGCCCGATATATGAATGTACGGAGAACGCGGTAGACCTTGCGGCCTTTGACACGTCGCCCCGTCCACTCGATATCCTGCCGGGTTACAGGCGGATCGAAGCGCATGGCTAGGTAGGCCAGCCCGTGTTGAAATCGATAGCGGCGAGAGCCTCGACATCTGCCGCCGCGTCGGTCAGTTCCGACAACTCAGCCTCCCGGTCGAAACAGGCCTGCACATGAGCGCCGATGGCCATGCCGTAGGCGACGATCTGGGCGACCGTCCACTGACGGAAAACGCTAGGGGACTTGAGTTTGAAGGTGCGGGTTGCCCCGTTCGAGGGCGCGAACTGATCGGCCACGGCGATTGACGTGATCACCGGCATAGCCGGGTCTGCCGGAACGCTGGCCTCACCATCGTAGGGCATGGTCTGGGTCCGCAGCCATCGCACCCCGGCTAGGGCCGACAGGGCGTCCGCCTTGCGTGTGGCGAGATTGCGAGTGTCTTCGCCGAGCCAGAGGTTTCCCGTAATGCGCGGTGCCATGGTTACGCTCCTGTGCTGACGTGGACGCCAGTGATCTCGACGGAGAAAGCGGCAGTCGTGGTCGCCCGCCAGCGGAGGTTTGATCCACTGGGTTGGCTTGACAGCGGGACGCCGTATGCCTCGAACACCGTGAACCCGTCGCTGTAGGTCTCAGCGGCGGCGAGGCTCATGGTCTGCCAGTTCGCGCCGTTGTCGCGGCTGACGTAGCCAGTCAGGTGCGTGCCGGGGGTGATGGCCGAAGCGCCCTTGGCAATCACGGTCATGTTGGCCGTGTTAGGCACACTGGTGAGCGCACCTGCGACCGAGCGTAGGTCCATAGCTGCAAGAGGCGGTGTAGAGCTGTAGATATAGCCAGATTGTCCCGCTGAAACCATTAGGCCGTTAAGCGTAGTAAACGTAACGGCGGAACCACCACCATAACCCCCTCCGTCGTGAGTAGCGGTGGCCCAACTTGTCGCATCGGACGAATAGACGACAGCGCCGCTAGGGCCAGCGCCCGCAAGTAGCCACAAGGAGCCGGTCCAGAAGACACCGCGAATGCTTGAAAGGTTAGCAGCCGGAATGCTCAGTAGTTCCCAAGAAGTTCCATCAGTGGATCGTCGAGTTTGATTGTGCGACGATGTTACAAAAAACGAGCCGTTGTGGGCTGCGCTGTTACTCAGAAAAGCAGCTTGGGTGCTACCGGGAATAGTAACATTCGCCCAAACACCTGTGCTTTCTACAAGACGCGCAATTTGAGAAGCCGTTCGCGACGCCGCAATCAGGACACCCCCACCAAAAGATAATGCGGCAATATCTGACCCTAATGACGAACTGTTTTGATAGAAGTTGACACCGTCTTCGGTGTAGTAAACAACACCCCCAGCGCCACCGAAATATACCCGCGTTGGGCTTTCCGTGACCGCGTACATATTTACGGACCCAAAGGGATTACCAATGGGAGTTGTCCACGTTTCACCATCACTAGACACTCTAATAGTGCCGGTTAGACCAATGGCGAAAAACAATCCCAGACGGCTCGAATAGATCAGGTCATTCAGGCTAGGCAAGCCGGTCTGCTTAACTGACCATGAACTCAAGTTTAGCCCGCTAGATTTCAGTATCCTACCATTCATACCGACGACTATGTAGAAGCTGCCGTTTGTGGCTATGCCCCGTAAGTCGTCGTTCCCGATAGAAACTGACCCAGCATCATTTCTATTCCAGTAGGACCCGGCTGGTGCCGAGTTGGAATAAAGCTCGTCGGTCGCGTCATAAATCTCGTTGCTCGACGCTGCCGCATCCACGCCCGTGGTGTCACCAAAACTGTCGGTCCAACCGGCGCTGCCGGGCAGGCGCGTGCCGCGCAGCTCGGCGATGGCCAGGGCGTGGCGGGCCAGATCGCGAGACGACGCGCTCGCAGCGGCCTTCTGCTCAATGACGGAAATGTCCTGCGAGAGTAGCGTAACCACGAAGATCGCCGCTGATGTGAAGGACGCCTTCACACCGTAGCCAGCGCTGCTATCGAAGACCTCATCACGACTGAAAGTGCCGCTCGAATAGGTCCCTCGTCCGCACTCGAACTTGTCCGCCCCCTCCTCAATCGCGTATGAATAGACGCCGCCATCCACGCCGCCAGCCTGAGATACAGACTGGTACGGAGGTAGGACAGCGCCCAGCGTCATAGTTCCGACGCCGGGCGTGCCGCTCAGCAGCATCTTGACGCGATTGAGGTAGGGCATTGAGCTACTCGTCGCTCAGTTCAGACAGGATGGTCGCTTGATTGCGGGCCTCGATCTCCGACTCTTCCGAGCCCAGAAAGCTGACAAGTTCCGCAATCGCGGCCTTGAGCAGCGTCGAGTCTTCGTCGTCGTGACGGGTAATGCTGGTGATCGCGGTCTTCGCGATCTGGACTTTGCGGCCAATGTTCATGGTGTTCTCCGAGCCTGTGATTTCAGACGTGAATGTTATGCGTTGGCGTCGGTGAGTTGGAACGTCGAGACGACGACCGACTGGTTCTGGGCGATGTTGGTGTTGTCGAGGGTCATGTCGCCGCCGCCAGCGGTAGCGGTGATAGTCCCTTGGACGTGACAGGTGGTGCCCGCTGCGTCGGTGATGCGGAAGTAGCCTGCGACGCCAGCGGTGATGCCCGTTCCCGACCAAGTGCCCGCCTTAGCCTTGACACCGGCAGACGCAGCAGCGAGCCAGTCCGAAGGCAGGGCCATTTCAACGAGCTTCGTACCCGATGCGGCGGTAGCTGCGTTGGCGGGCATTGCACCCGTGAAGATTTGAAGTTTGGCAGCGGTGCCAATCGTGGTCTCGATAGAGTCGAGGCGATTAGTGCGAACCGCGACGCTGAACTGTAGTGCCATTTATATTGCTCCTGCGAGTGTTGCGCTTACGCCTGTGAAGGCTTGGTCGTAGGTTGCAGGAGCAACGAAACGAAGCTCCTCCCCACGGGTTTGAACGGGGGCCGGGATCGAGATCACGCCGACCGTCGATCCTGCGTTGAAGGTGATCGTCCCCCACGGGGAGCCGTTCTTCAGGATGGTGATCACAGCGGTTGCCTGCGGGGCCGTGATGGCTTTAGCGAAGGACTGGCTGGGGTCGTATTGGATGTCAGCGACCGTGGTGTACTGGCCGAGAGTTTCGTTGGGGCCGAAGGTCCCGCCGAAGAACATGGCGAGGTCTTGCCGAGCGTCGTCGCCCTTGGCGATGTCAGCCGTGATCTTCTGGAGGCACGGGTATTCGAAAGTCTCGCCGTCAGCAGTGGTGAAGGTAACCATACCATCGCCATTCACGCCGCCGTTCTTAGCTTGAGTTAGCCAGAGAGTCATAGCGACGTCGCGAGTATCAATCTGCGTGAGCAGACTTGCTACCTTGGCGTAAATTACTGCTGCGTCAGACAAGCTCTCCCTACCTTCCAATCCGAGCGATAATTATACGCTGATCACTATAACAGTCAAGGCGGAATGTGATTAAGAGGCCGGAGCGACTGGCCAATTGGGGTTGAAGACGTCTTCGACCGTATCCGGGAAATCCAACAATTGTTGTCGATATTCCGTCCAAGCTGCGATCTGGTCTGGGGTCATCGCGGCAAGTCGGAGCGCGTTGAGACTGTCCACCTCGCTACGCAGCTTGGCGTCTCTCGTGGCGCGCAATTGCCTAAGAGCGTTGGCTGCGTCTTCTGCGAGGATTTCCTCACCGGGGCGGGGGACTAGCTCCCCTCCCCTGACCAGCCATAGCCTAGTGTCCACGCCCTCAGGCACGACCACGAAGTCTTCGCCCTCGCGCATTTGCTGCTGGACGAAAAATGCGTCACAGGTCGATACGCTCCTGATGCGGCCGGTGACGATGCTGTAGATCGCGATAGTGACGCGCGGGTTTAGGTTTTCCCAAGTCATCGCTTTAGCTCCTGTACGTAGATAGAGCCGCCGAGGAAATCAATATTGGTTCCTGCCTGCTTTACCACATCATAAATATAGTTCTGCCCGGCTACTGCGGACGGGTCAAAGAAGATAATTGTCATCGGAACTTCGTCTTGACCATCGAAGCTGGCTTTTGAGAAAGCTCCGTTCACGGGCGAGCCGTTACGATAAAGCTGGAGCAGCAGCACGGTACGCGAAGAAGGGAAATGGAAGTTTCCGTAAAAGTCGATCTTGACGCCTCTGTTCGAGGACGGGGCCATGCTTGCCGAAACAAGAGATGCACCGTCGTAAACACTATTCCATTGCGACGTAGTGTAGGAAAACACCGAAGTCGAAACGCTATTGTCTTTGAGGTTGTTCGTTTCAATCGAGTCTGCCTTGAAGGTGTCAACTTCAACGTTCGACATTCGGACGAGACCACCCGAATATACAAACGGCGAACGCACATTCGCGGGTGCGCTCGGGTCAACAATGGCGAAGCGGTCGGCAACAATTGTGAAATCCCCAGTCGCGCCATCATTGTTCATGACGAAGCCGGTGATATGGCCATTGTTGTTCAGCGATACGCCGTACCGGACATTCAGTTGATTAACGTTCGGGATGACCTGGGTGTAGGTCACAGTAGAGAGAGTGGTGACACTTCCAGACAGGCCGTTGAAAGTACCAGCCACCGTGTTAATCTGGCTGGCAAGGGACCATGAGTTTGTCGTGCTCAGGATATCCCGCGTCATCACGGTTTCAACTGAACCGATGTAGCTATAGTTATCGCCAACATCGGTACGGAGTTGGGTCATAGCAGAAGCAAGACCCTCAACCCCGCCATCGGTGCGATAGATTTTTGCGGTCTGGTCGCTGATGATGAAGCTCTGGCCGTCAGGCGACAGAGCGCCGATCTTGCCGACGACGCTTGCGACGCTGCTGGTGGCAGACGACGCGGCGCGCGCGTTCGTAGCTACAACGCCGTCGTAGCCATTGAGTTCGGTATTGATAGATGAGAAGCGCTGAGCAATGCTCTCACTTCCATTGACCTTCACTCGGTCGCTGTCAATAATGAAGCTACTTCCATCTGGGGAAACGACTCCAATCTTGCTGACAACGCTTGCCACTGCCTCAGTCGCATCTGCTGCGGTTTGAGCGTTGGTCGCGATAAGGCTGTTGTAGTCGCCGAAGTCGCTATTGATAGACGAGAACCGGCTGGCGAGGGTTTCGGAAGGACCGATTTTCACCTTCGACTGGTCAAGGATAAAGCTCTGGCCGTCAGGGGAAAGGACGCCAAGAACGTCAACCTTGGACGCAACAGACCCGGTCGCATCCGACAGAGACTCAGCCGTCGAGCTAATTAGGCTCTCCGTGTCCTCAAACTTGGTGTTGATGCTCTCGAACTTAGAAGCGAAAGACTCTGTCGGGCTGAGCTTGACCTTTGACTGGTCAAGGATGACGGTCTCGTTTTCCTTGTCGAAGACACCCAAGATATTCAGCTTTGTTACCGCGTCGTCGGCGGCTTCTTCGACCGTCTTGACGACAATCCCCTGCTGGCGGTGTTTGACGAGAGCATCTTCTTTGTCAGCCGCCGCCTTCGTGAGCATCTCCAGACCCGCGAGTGCAGCCTTGTCGATCTCGGCTTCGACGGAGGCCTGCACTGTGTCGATCTGTTCATTCAGGCCGGTGACCAGCGAGCCGATGTCCGCGCCGATTTCCGAAATCTCGGTCAGGGTCTCGATGGCGATGTAGGGGACATAGACCATCTCGGCGGTCGAGTAGTTGGTCGGACCATTGCCGAACGAGTCTGCGTGTCCGACGCGCACGTACTTTTCGCCCGCGATGGCAACGCTGATCGCAGTCCGGTCAGAAGAGCCGACATAGACACGGTTTGCGTCGGTCGGAACGAAGTTGACCGTCGAACCAATGTGGACGTGGGAGGCGACGTAGTCCTTGTCTGCGCACTGCTCCCAAGCAACCTCAAGGCTGTTCAGCGTCCCAACCGGAGAGACGAACGCCGGGGCGGCTGGAGCGCTGTTCGAGGCGAGCATCGTGCGCGGTGCCGAAATTTGCCCCTGGAGACCCCTAATGGTCACTTCGATGACGAAGTCCCGGCGTGGAGCGACACTGGCCTTAGCGGCGTCCTCTGCGTTCTTGGCGTAGGTGTATGTGTAGGACGGCGTCCGCGTGTGTTCGACCCGGATCAGGTCCAAATCCGGAGTTAGAATGCGAACCTGATAGTCGAGCAGATTGTAGGCCGCGTCACTGGTCGCTCCAGCGGCTTGAGAAAGGATGTCGTCCCACGTCCAGTTTGCATCGGCTGTCGCAAAAGCGGCAGACGGAACGTTCGGGGTGCCTCCGTTGAGGCGCAGACCGGTAATCTGCCCCGGCATGGTCGGGGCGTTCACGTTGAACGACGAGTGGGTCCAGACCGAAACCGAGCGACCTTCTTCTCGGCGAACACGGAAGATGGCGAAACTCGCGTTCTGGTTTGTCAGAGTGCCTTTAGTATCCTTGGTGTAGGAAATTTCCTTCCACTCGGGGCTTTCAGCGTAATCCCCTTCCTGCCAAGTCCCACCGAGGAAGGCGTTGTAGACGTTCTGCGAGACCGCCATGTAGGACAGGCGATAAGACGTAGCTTCAGTCGCCGTTTCAGGGGCTACCCAATGAAGGTTTAGGGTCGCGGTCGCCTTGAAATCACCCACGGAAACCGAAAGCTCGGTAGGAGGGGCGAGGGTCGGGTAGACGGGCGAAATGTAAGCACCAACGACGGGGGCCGTGATGATGGGTGCGCGGATGCCCTGCTTGTTGCAGGCCACAACTCGATACTGCACGTCGTCGTTCAGGTTCAATTCGACGTCGATGCCGGTGACGTCCGTTACAGAGCGGACGAACACCCAGCCGTTGCCGTCGAGGTTCTGATAGACGTCCGCGCCACCGTACTCAGACGCGTCAGCAGCGGACCAAGACAGGCGCGCGGTGACGCGCGTAGCCTCCCCTCCGATCAGATCGGGCCACTTCAGCAGCAGGCCCGAGACATGCTTCACCAGCGACGACGGACGGGGCGTCGTCTCGATTGGAAGGTCGAGGGGGCTGTAGACGAGCGGGTTGTACTCGATGAACGACAACTTTCTGCGGTGAATGTCATTCCCCGAGATATCGCGCAGACGGTATAACTTCTTCACGGTCTCCACGGGACCGATCATCCAATTGGCGTAGGTCGGAGGAGCGGCCAGCAGCGGGGTCGCGAGCGTGACGACGTCCGAGGTCACGGTGCCGGTATGGTTCACCGTATGCTCTTCGATGACGTCGGTGTCCCAGAGTTCAGCTTGACCGGCGATGAAGCCCGTTCCGTTCTTCAGGAGGATGCGGTCGTTCGGAGTGCCGTCGAAGATATCGACAACCTCGACGTCGCGACCGCCCTGAAGCAGTCGAGCACATTTTGCGATCCCGCCTTGCGGAAGGCCCGACACATAGACGTTGTTCCCGCTCACCGAGACGATGGTGACGGTGTAGCGCTTGACGGCAGATTGGATCAGCAGGAGACGGTACGTCTTGCCCGCTTCCATGGTCACGGCGCTGTCGAGGTTCAGGGTCGTCAGGGTCGAGCCCGACTTCAGGCGACCGGTGCCGATGCCCTTGCCGTAATTGGCCGAGTTGTGCTGGACAGCGGCGACTTCACCGAGGCCGAGCGCGATACTCTCGATAGGGGCTTCGAAGGTGATAGCCTTCTTCAGCAGTCGGTTTTCGCGAAGCTGCTTCTCGACGTCGCGACGGGCTTGTTCGAGGCTGGTGACGCCGACCTGAGTGACCTGTGCGACCTTCAGGCCGATGCCGGTGTTGGTCGCAGCCGGGTCAATGGCGCGAACCGTGTGCTGCTTGAAGCCGTCCGTCTTGTCGGTGAAGGTGTAGTGGATTTCGTTCGCGCGCTCCGAGACGGGGAGCCACTGCGTTTCGAACGTGTCTTTGATGATGTTCGCGTCGTTGAACAGCATCACCGGATCGGACGGCTTGTCGATGATGACGGAGTATTTGGTGCCTACCCGAAGGAGGGCGGCTCCACCCACGCGGCCAATCGTCTGCGTGGCGTCCCAGACGTTCGAGTCGCTATCGAAGATGGCATTGAACTGAATGTCATTGTCGATGCAGTGCTGCTCCCACTCCTTGAAAGCGGCAAAGTCGATGCGGGACGTTTTGACCGCCCTGCCCCGATCTTGATTCAGCAGAATGTCCAGCACATGCCAGCAAGGATACGGCGACCACTCGGTAGCGGTCACGTTCCCTTCTTCGTCATACTTCTTGACGACGGAACCTTGGACGAGCGCCGTCATCTTCGGCACGCCGTTCAGTTGGTCGTTCAGCTTGATCTTCAGCGAAAGGTTGGCTGTGCCGATGTAGTGGATGTTGTCGAGGTCGATTTCCCCTACGTCAGTCAGATAGACCTGATCGCGGCGCGAGGAGGTTTCCGCTTCTTCGGCGACCGTGCGACGGATGCGAATGTCGTAGGTTCCGCGCGGAAGAGCGGCAGATTCGAAGCTGTAGCGGAAGGTCTCTTCCTTCGCGCGGGTCAGGGACAGGACGGAGGTCGCTGCCGAAGTCATGTAGGCGGAAGCGGACGAGACGTTGCCGCCGAATGCAGTCACTTCGTATCGGAAAGCCGGGTCAACGCGGGCCTCGTAGGTGCGATATACCAGAGGGAAGTTCTGCCAGACGTTGTTCGACTGTGCGCGTTCGACAGTGCCGTCTTCGTCGCCCACATAGGTCCATGCGGTAGTCCCCACCTTCCGGTAGCCCACCTTCATGTTGTAGGTGCCGGTGAGCGAGCCCGTGGTTTCGGCATAGATTTCAGCGAGAGCGCTGATCGTCAGTCGCGAAGCTCCGGCTGGCGAAGTCGCGACGACAGTGCCTTCGAGTGCGCCCGAAGTCGGGTTCGTGACCTGAGTGGCCGAGTATGTGCCGGTATAGGTGATGCCGTTGACGAGCGTGACTTGGTTCTGACCGGCGTTGTAGCCCGAAACGATGCCGCCATAGCGGTCCATGCTGCCTTGGAACGGATCAGGCGAGACGCCATAGCCGGGGAGCGAGCCGACGCCGGAAGACATGCCGAGGAAGGTCTGTTCGTAACCAGACGGGAGCGGAGCCCACGCGGAAGCTGGCGCGCTTTGCAGCTTGTACTCGATGGCCAAGCTGGATTCGGCGGACAGGACGCGACCGTCACCCTTCTTGAAGCAAAGCCCCTTGGGATAAACCAAGTCCAAGCGGACGCGGTCCACGTCGGTCGTGGTGGTGTGAGTGAGCCAGTTGGTCGAGAGTTTGACGTTTCGATTGGTCAGTCGGATCGCTTCGCCAAACCAATCGTTCGACTCCCCGTCCTCGTCACCCAGTTGGATGCGGGTCTCGACGTTCGTGAAGTTCGAGAGCGGCTGATCATTGATCTCGACGTCGGTGATCGCGGCGACGCGACCATCGTTGAGGACCGTCCGCATGAACAGGTATTGGTCGTCGCCAACGTTCTTCGTGTAGAGATCGACGATGTTTCCGCCGACACGATAGGTGCCGTAAACCACGGGGACGACGACACCCTCTTGAGACGTGTTCTTGGGGCCGTCCACGCCGTAGGAGGCGGAGGTTTCCTTCAGCTTCGTGAGGCCAGCCGGAGGAATTACGGCGTTGACCAGCATCATGCCAGCGGTTGCAATGGTGGCAGTTGCGATACCGGCCGCGATGGGGGAAAGAGACCCCATGGCTACCGCAATTGCCGGTCCTAGATACCAAGCTGCGACCATGACGGCGATCATCGCGACCATCCGGAGGACTTCCTTGCCGGAACCGCTTGAGCCGCCGCCCTCCAGAGCTAGGACAAGGCTGAAGCCCTCGCCCGGTTCAGGTTTGATCGTGTCCCACCTGTCGCGCTCATAAGCTTCACCGCGATAGCCGACAACCCACGTGGCGTAGTCGGACATACCCTCCAGATAATCGGCGAGGGTGAATTCAGGATTGTAGACGATCTCGTGGGTTTCGACCGCTTTGATGTCGAGCGGATTGTAGAGTACCGCCGCCTTGACGAACTGTTCGCTAGTCTCAACCATTGAATTCGTAAACCCCGAGTACCTTTCGTTTCCAAAGAGTGATGCGTTCTTGAGTGACGCCGTTCGTGTCTTCCCAAGCGTGGACGAACCAGCCGGGTCTGTGAACAAAGCCGACATGGATACCCATGCCCTTAATCGCTAGAAGAAGACTTCTTCCCGGCGTGGTGATCGTCAGAGGAACGCTTTCCCCTTCCGTCTTTTCCCAGTGGGAGAGCCAAGAACTCTTGTTCTCGGATAAGGCCATTTCAATCTGATGATTGAGAGCCGGGGACCGGAAGTCAGGAACGTCTTTTCCTAGACGACGATGACACTCAATGAGTAGGCCGAAACAGTCAACGCCACTTTCGAGGCTTCTTCCAGCAGGCACAAATGGCCTGCCAATAAGATCGTCAACTCGAATAATACTGTCCATTATAGGCGATTAACCGGCCTCGCGCAATGCTGGGAAGCTGCCGAAGCGACGGACATTGTTCTTTACTCGACAGCCATTCGTGCCGTTCAGAGTAAAGTCGCAGGAGGTCGCCGCGCCGACGTAGGCGCACTTCGCTCCCTTGAAGACCCAAGGGCAGCGGTCGCGGTACTGGCGGCGGTAGGGGAACTGATACCGGAGAGGGTTCTCAGCGCCGAGGGTCCAAGAGACGTTGATGCCCGGTGCAGAGGCCGTCATCACGTCAAACTCTTCCTCGATCTCGGGGTCGGCCGTCATGTTACCGGTGTTGACGACGGTCATCGTCACGCCGAAACCGACACCGCCTTCGAACTCTTCCATCTTGTCGCGAATGACCCCGGTCGGGTCCTGCGCGTCGAACTTCATCGTCGGCTCTTCGTTCGCCGTTTGTGTGAAGTCGATGCTGAATTCGGCAGCGGTGTAGACGTTGCCCTTGTAGGTGACGTTCTCGTTGTTCTTGCAGAGGCGAATGTATTCGAGGTCGAGGCCGTCCGCGTCGCGAACAGCGATGGTCACGAGGATCAGCCAAGCGTTTGCGCTGGCGATCTTGTTCTTGTCGATGGCGCTGGCGACTGTGAGGTGACGGGACATCAGACCTCCGTCAGAGACACCGTGCCGGTGTCGTAGCGATGGTTCGTTCCGAAGCCCGTGCGCTCGAACTCCAGCGTCATGCCCTTGGTGAAGCGGACATCATGCAGGACGGCTGTCGTCGGGTCTCTCCATTGGAAGATCACCGAGGAGCCCTTCACGGTCTCCCAGAAGGCTTCCAGCGTCACGCGGTCGGCGTGGCCGATGTTCGAGAACTTGAATGTGAAGGTGCGCGGCGGCGAGCGGGTGTAGCGAGGGCGAGAACCGACGACATAGCCACCGTCAGTGTCCTCGCCCTCATAGGCGGGGTTTGCGCGCGAAACTTTGTAGCTTGTGCTGTCAAAGTGAATCGAAAGGGTTGGAAACTCCGCCATTGGTACGTCCTATATTACATCGTCATGTGTGAATGTCAACGAGAAGCGCCTTTCAGCGCGTCCCGCATCTTGCCGGGTTTGGACGCGGCGTCGATCACCACGTCGAGGATCATG